TCTGAGGTCCTTTTGTCAGCAACCAGGGAAGCCAACGTTCAAGACGGTTTACTATTGGCAGGAAAAAGATAAAGAATTTTTTACACGCTTCATGGCTGCCAGAGATGTTGGTCACGACATGATAGCCGAGGAGACGCTAGAGATTGCAGATGAGCGCCCAGAGTCGGTCGTGGACAACAACGGGGTCAGCCGAATAGACTCAGGTTTCGTCCAGTGGCAGAAGACAAGGATAGAGCAAAGGCTAAGGCTCCTGGGCAAGTGGAACCCTCGCAAGTATGGAGACAAGACCATACACTCAGGTGATGTCGATAACCCCATCGCGATTACTGAGGTGAGGCGGGTCATTGTCGAGTAGCGGATCAAAGAGTGGTTCATCGCTGGAGATAAAGACCCCAAGGTGGGCGGTCCCTCTGCTGAAGCCAGCTCGATACAAGGGCGCTTATGGTGGTAGAGGCTCAGGAAAGTCACATTTCTTTGCAGAGATGCTGATTGAAGAGCACATCATAAACCCGAATCAATCAAGCGTTTGCATTCGAGAAGTCCAGAAGTCGATCAAGATGTCTGTCAAGCGCCTGCTGGAGCTGAAGATCGAGACGATGGGCGTTGGCAGCTACTTCGAGATCCAAGAGTCCCAGATCAAGTCTAGGAAGGGCACGGGCACGATTATCTTCCAAGGTATGCAGAACCACACTGCTGACTCAATCAAGTCACTAGAGGGCTATGACAGAGCCTGGTGCGAGGAGGCGCAGTCACTAAGCCAGAGGTCCATCGACCTGCTCAGGCCAACTCTGAGAAAGCCAGGCTCGGAGATTTGGGCGTCATGGAACCCGTACCTTGAGACAGATCCGATCGATGTCCTGCTGCGTGGCGACAATCCACCACCTGGGTCAACGGTCCTGCAGGTTAACTACAGCGACAACCCTTGGCTTCCAGATGTCCTTCGAGAGGAGATGGAGTACGACAAGATCCGAGATCCAGACAAGTATGCTCACGTCTGGCTTGGTGAGTACGCTGGCAACACTGCCGCTAGGGTCTTCAGTAACTGGACCATCGAAGAGTTTGAGGCACCAAACGACGCTATGTTCCGATTCGGCGCCGACTGGGGTTTCTCCGTGGACCCGACCGTGCTGGTCAGATGCTTTGTCGAGGGCAGGAAGCTGTACGTTGACTATGAAGCATACCAGGTCAACTGCGAGATAATGGACACGCCAGATTTATTCATGACGGTTCCAGACTCAGAAAAATGGCCTATAATCGCTGACTCAGCAAGGCCAGAGACAATTAGCCACATGAAGCGCCACGGCTTTCCAAAGCTAATGCCTGCCGTCAAGGGACCAGGTTCGCTGGAGGATGGCGTTGAGTGGCTCAAGACTTACGATATAACGGTTCATCCTCGATGCAAGCATGTCATCGATGAGCTGACCCTGTACAGCTACAAGGTGGACCAGACGACTGGAGGCGTGCTGCCGGTTCTTGAGGACAAGAACAACCACGTCATCGACGCACTACGATACGCTTGTGAAGGAAGTCGCAGGGCTGCACCAAAGAAGTTGGCGGATTTCGCGCCCTTGCCAACCGCAAATCGCTGGTAGATAATAGCTTGACAACCAAGGATTGATTATGGCACGCATCACGAACGACCAAAGATTATCCAATCTGCACGCCGATGCGCTTGCTGAATTTGACAAAATCCAGAGCGCCTTGAGAGACGAGCGGTTGCAGTGCTTGCAAGACAGGCGGTTCTATTCAATCGCTGGAGCGCAGTGGGAGGGACCTTTAGGCGATCAGTTTGAAAACAAGCCAAAGTTTGAGGTCAACAAGATCCACCTGAGCGTGATCAAGATCATCAACGAGTACAGAAATAATCCGGTTACTGTAGACTTTGTCAGCAAGGACGGCGTTGTCAACGACAAGCTATCCACAACCTGCAATGGCCTGTTCAGGTCTGACGAGCAGGACTCCTGCGCCCAAGAAGCCTATGACAATGCCTTTGAAGAGGCCGTCGGAGGAGGCTTTGGTGCTTGGCGCCTGAGATCAGAGTACGAGAACGACGAAGATGACGATGACGACCGTCAGCGGATCAAGATAGAGCCTATCTATGACGCCGACAGCTCTGTCTGGTTTGACCTCAACGCAAAGCGTCAGGACAAGAGCGACGCCAGAAGTTGTTACGTCATCACCGCGATGACCAGAAGCGCTTATGAGGAAGAGTGGGGCGACGACGCCGCATCATGGCCAAAGGAAGTGCATCAGCGTGAGTTCGATTGGCTAACGCCAGACGTTGTCTACATCGCCGAGCTTTACAAGGTCGAGGACGTAGGCGAGACCATAAGGATATTCGAGACCCTTGACGGGGAAGAGGTCAGGTATTCGGCCAGCGACTTCAAGGAAGAGGAGGAGCTAGAGGACGATCTGCTGGCTACTGGTCACACAGAGGTCAGGCAAAAGCGCGTCAAAAAGCGCAAGGTCCACAAGTACATCATGTCTGGCGGGAAGATCCTCGAGGATTGCGGATACATCGCCGGCAAGAATATTCCAATCGTTCCGGTATACGGTAAGCGCTGGTACATCGATAACGTCGAGAGATGTATGGGGCACGTCAGGCTTGCCAAGGACTCGCAGCGGCTGAAGAACATGCAACTGTCGAAGCTCGGCGAGATCAGCGCACTGAGCAGCATTGAGAAGCCGATCCTGTTGCCTGAGCAGGTCGCCGGTCACCAGGTCATGTGGGCAGAGGACAACCTGAAGGATTACCCGTACCTGTTGGTGAATCCGATTACGGATCAATCAGGCAATCAGGCAATCTCAGGGCCTGTTGGATACACAAAGTCGCCACAGATACCGCCTGCAATGGCAGCGCTTTTGGTGACCACAGAGGCCGATATGATGCAGGTCCTTGGCAACTACACTGCCAATGAGGACATCGTGTCCAACATCAGCGGAAAGGCCGTAGAGCTGATCCAGCAGCGCCTGGACATGCAGACCTTTATCTATATGTCAAACTTTTCAAAGGGAATGCGTCGTTGCGGTGAAGTCTGGCTGTCGATGGCAAGGGACCTGTACGTTGAAGAGGGCCGAACGATGAAGATCATCGATGAGGCTGAAGAGGTTGACTCGGTTGAGATGATGCGGCCAAAGATGTCCAGCTCCGGCGACATCGAGATGGAAAACGATCTGACAGAAGCAAACTTCGATGTGGCGGTCGATGTTGGCCCGTCTTCATCCAGCAAAAGATCAGCAACCGTCAGGGCTTTGACCGGCATGATGCAGATCACCCAGGACCCTGAGACCATGCAAGTCTTGAGCGCTATGGCCATGATGAACATCGAGGGCGAGGGGATTGACGAGGTTAAGTCATACTTCAGGAGCAAGCTGATCAAGATGGGCGTTGTTCAGCCAACGGAGCAAGAGGCAGAAGATTTAATGGCGGCGGCTCAAGAGCAAAGGCCAGACGCAAACTCTGAGTACCTGATGGCTGCAGCGGCCAATGAAGTGGCCAAGGCCGAGAAGACCAAGGCCGATACCCTGCTGTCAATTGCCAAGGCTGAAGCGACCAAGGCTTCAACGATGGAGACCCTCAGCACAATCAAGTCAGAGGACCAAAAAAGGATAATCAACGCCGCAGAGCAGGTCAGGCAGATGAGCAAGAGCATGCAGGAGGAGGCTGGCGGTATGATGCAACCACCACAAGGGTTCCCGCAACGCGAGCCTGATATGGCCAGCATGAGTACCGAGGAGCTGATCCGTATCGCGCAGGGCGGTCAATAATGTCAAAGCTGACCAAGGCAATTGAAGAGCTGGCAAGACGTGCTGCTCAAGGCGATGTCAAGGCTGCCCAAGGTATCAGGGCGTATCACGGATCGCCGCATGATTTTGATCGGTTTAGCACTGAGCAGATAGGCACTGGCGAGGGCGCTCAGGCTTACGGTTATGGCTTATATTTTGCCGATTCAGAGGATGTTGCGAAGGGGTATCGAAACGCTTTGAAAGGCCGAGTAATAGATATCCCCGGCGCTTCCCCAGAACTCCGCCGTCATCTAGGTGAATCTTTTTCCGATAGCGACTTTTTTGATGTTGAGGACATTCCAGACGATTGGTGGGACTATCAAGCGATAGATTTAGAAGCCGGTGGCGCGAAAGATTTAGCCGATGAATTGCGGTCGCTAGACAAGTCAAAAGCAAAGCTCAGTGGTGGCTCAATGTACGAAGTTAACATAGCCGCGACGCCTGATGATTTCCTTGACTACGATTTGCCGCTGAGCCAGCAAAGCAAAAAGGTTCAGGACGCCGTGTACGCTAACAGAGACGACGTAGACCAAAGGATTGTGGATGATTACTTTGACGGTGACCGAAACAATATAGCCAACAACGAAATGACTGGTCAGC